ACATGCAATTAGGTGAAGATGTTGCAAATAGAGCTGTTGGAACGACAATTGCACTACTAGAAAGAGGTTCTAAAGTGATGTCAGCGATACATAAACGAATTTATTACACTATGAAGCAAGAATTTAAGCTTCTTGCAGGAGTTTTTTCAGATTATTTACCTCCAATTTATCCTTATGCAGTTTATGGAGCAGATAGATTGGTAAAAGTTCAAGATTTTGATGATAGAGTTGATGTAATTCCAGTTGCAGATCCAAATATTTTCTCAATGGCACAAAGATTTACACTTGCTCAGACACAATTGCAGATTGCACAAACAAATCCACAAATGCATGACTTAAGAGAAGCATATAGACGTGTTTATCATGCGTTAGGAACAAAAAATATTGATGAAATTTTGTTAAAACCAGAAAAACCATTTCCAAAAGACCCTGCAATTGAAAATATGGAAGCATTACAGATGAAATTACCAAAAGCTTTTGCAGAACAAGACCATGATGCACACATTATGGCACATAAAATGTTTATGCAGAGCAGAATGGTACAAATTAATCCACCAGTTTATGCTTTATTACAAGGACACATATCAGAACACATATCTTTGAAAGCTACAATGGAAGTTTATGTTGCAGTTAAGAAAAATCCAAAGTATGTTGAAATGGAACAAGCTAATCCAGATGCTTTTAGAATAGAAGTAGATGCTTTAGTTGCAAAAAGAATTAATGAATTAACAATGGCTCTAATTCAAGAAGAAGCATCAACGACTCAACAAGATCCTTTGGTTGCTTTAAAACAAAGAGAGTTAGATTTAAAAGCTATGGATATTCAAAGACGTGCTCAATACGATGCTGAAAAGTTAGATCAACAACAAAATCAATTTGAAGATAGAATAGATTTAGATGGAGAAAAATTACAGCAACAAAGAGAGTTACAAGAACAAAGATTAGCTGTATCCATGCAAACAACTGCTATGAAGGCTAATAAACCTAGAGGATCAAGTGAAAGGTAAAAGATTTGGCCCACCACCACTAAAAGGTCCAGCTTCTCAAGGATTAAAATTAAAACAACTTAAATTAAAAAAGATAAGTAAACTTAATGTTAGAAAAAAGTAAAGAATTAGAATTCTTTAGACTTAAAGAGTTAGATAGAGTAAGAAAACAACAATATTATCAAAAGAATAAAGAAAGAATTAAAGAAGTAGTACGTTCTTATGTTAAGAACAATCCTGAAAAAAGAAAAATTCAAGTAAAAAAATCTGCTATAAAAATGAGATATGGAATAGTTTATGAAGACTATTTATCCATGCATCGTGAACAAGAATACAAATGTAAACTTTGTGGAAGGCATGCTGATGAATTTAAAAAAGGATTAGTAGTAGATCATAATCATAAAACTGGTAAAGTTAGAGCTTTATTATGTAATACTTGTAATTCACAACTACACGTGTTAGAAAATAAAGAATTATACGATAAATGTATGAATTATTTAAATAGTTTTAAGGAGGAATAATGTTACCAGCACTACAAGTTATGGCACCTTTAGCCAAAATGTTATTTTCAACAGTTGATAAAGCAATTGCTGACAAAGATTTAGCTGCAAAATTAAAAGCAGATTTACAAATTAAATTAATGGAAACTTCAGCACAAGAAGTTAAAGCAGCAGCCTCTATTATTGAAGCAGAAGCAAAATCTAATTGGTATGTAGCAGGATGGAGACCTACTTTAATGTATGTATTAATATTTATATTAATATGGAACTATATTTTAGGACCATTCATGTTATTATTTTTTAAAGCACAAATAACGTTTACATTACCAGGAGATGTTTGGACTTTACTGACTGTTGGTTTGGGAGGTTATACACTAGGCCGTTCTGGAGAATCTATTGCTAGAACTATGGCAAATAGACCACAGCCTAAAGACCAAGAAAATGGATAATGAATTACGAAAGTTATAAATATCTAAAAAATCACATAAACAAAATAGTAGAACGTTTAAAAGATAGCATTGTCTACAGTGTAGACAAATGGGAAGACCTTCTGTATATTAGAGGAAAAATACAGGGCCTAGAAACCCTGCTACAGGATCTCACTGACCTGCAGAAAAAACAGGAGCTATTTGATGACGACAAAGACGCAGAGTCTGGAAGTACCAAAACATAAAGAGGCACTTTTAGATTCTTACAAAGAAAAGGAAGTTAAAGAAATCTCTTTAACTCCAGACAACCTTCAAGAATCAGCACTAGATCAACTTCCTAATCCAACTGGATATAGAATTTTAGTTCTAATGCATGCTGGTGCAAAGAAGACCAAGGGCGGCATATATCTTTCAGATAATACATTGGAAACAATACAGATGACTTCTGTATGTGGCTACGTATTAAAGATGGGAGATCTTTGCTATAAAGATGAAAAAAAGTTTCCGAATGGACCATGGTGTAAACCAAATCAATGGGTTATGTTTGGTCGATACGCGGGAGCAAGATTCAAGATAGAGGGAGGAGAAATCAGAATTCTTAACGATGATGAAATCATTAGTACAATTAAGAATCCTGAATCTATTTTGCAACTGTACTAAATAAGGAGTATGTATGGCTGAAGAAGCAAAGCGTCAGCCAGATGTTGAACTAGACACTGATGACGCAAAAGAGACAACCATACAACTTGAAGATAAGAAGGAAGAAAAAAGCGAAAAACCAAATCTAAATCTAGGAGAAGTAGATTTAGGTTATGCAGATCATAATCAAGATAAAAAAGAAAAAATTGATATATCTGTAATAGAAAAAGAAGAACCTAAAGCAGTCAAAGAAGAAAAACCTGCTGAGCAAGAAGATTTATCTTCTTTTAGTGATTCTGTTCAAAAGAGAATAGATAAGCTTACTCGTAAGATGCGTGAAGCAGAAAGACGAGAACAAGCAGCACTTGATTATGCTCAAGGACTACAAAAAAAATATAACGACGCACAGAAAAAATATCAAGAAATAGATGATAGTTATATTAAACAGTATGAAGCTAGAATTGATGCTGAAAGAGATACTGTTAAAAAGAAACTAAAAGAAGCTATTGAGGCTCAGGATTCTGAAGCTATCATAGCGGCTAATGAAGAACTTTCTAGATTAATAGTTGAGAAAGAAAGAGCTAAAGTATCTATAGCTGCTAAAGAAAAGCAAAAGAAACAAGCTGAAATAGATGAAAAACAAGTTCAAAATGTTGAACAAAATCAACAAATTGAAAGAAAAGCGGTAGCACCAAGTCCTAAAGCTAAAAAGTGGGCTGAAGATAATACTTGGTTTGGTAGCGATGAATACATGACTAATACTGCGTTCCAAATTCATGAAAAACTACAAAGTGAAGGGTTTGACCTGGATAGTGACGAGTATTATAATGAAATCAACAAACAAATGAGAGATGTATATCCTCATAAGTTTGCTGAAGATAAGCAGGAGCAAAGAAAACCCGTCCAAACAGTCGCTTCTGCTAATAGAGCTAAAACTGGACGCAGAACTGTGAAACTCACCAAATCACAGGTTGCTATTGCAAAAAAATTAGGGGTGCCACTAGAAGAATACGCAAAATACGTGAAGGAGGCAAATTAGTATGAGCGAAGAAATAAAGAAGACTTCACGCAACTCAGAGTTGAGGTCTAAGGACAAAAGAAAAACTCAATGGGTTCTACCATCTAACTTAGATGCACCGCCTGCGCCTGAAGGTTATAAACACCGATGGCTTAGAGCAGAGGCAGGAGGTTTCGTGGACACAGCAAATATGTCTAAGAAACTTAGAGAAGGTTATGAACTAGTTAGGGCTGAAGAATTAAAAGACCTAATTGGTGATAATGACTTCCCTGTAATTGCCGATGGTAAACATGCGGGTGTTATTGGAGTTGGGGGCCTTGTGCTGGCAAGGATACCGATCGAGATTGTAAAACAGCGAACTGAATATTTCAGAAAGAAAAGTTCAGATCAAATTAAAGCTGTAGATAACGATCTTATGAAGGAACAGCGACCAGAGATGCCTATTAATATTAGTAGACAATCTCGTGTAACTTTTGGTGGTAACAAGAAATAATTTTTTTGTAAAACCATCCAAATTAAATATAAACTATAAAACGGAGTAAAAACAAAATGGCTAATACACTCGAAAAATTTGGTCTAAGACCAAGTCGACAACTGAATGGTAGCCCGTTTATTAATGCTCAAAACAGATATAGAATTGCTTCTGGCAACTCAACTAGTATCTATCAGGGAGACCTTGTTACACCACAAGGAACTGGTACAGTTACTAGATATGTAGCTAACACTTCTAACACTGTTGTGGGTGTTTTCAACGGATGTTTTTATACAGATCCAACAACTCAAAAACCAACGTGGTCTAACTTCTATCCGTCTTCTACAAATGCATCAGACATTACTGCATTCGTAATTGATGGACCAGACACAGTATTTGAAATAAATGCTGATGACACTTTTGCAGTTGCTGATATCTTTAAAAACTTTTCAGTAAACAATGCTTCTGGAAACACAAAAACAGGTATATCTTATGTACAATTAGATGTAGCTGAATCCGGAACAGCAGGAACGTTCGTTGTTCAAGCAATTGACATCGGACAAGATCCAAACAATGATGACGTAAATACATCTGGCGCTAATATTGTGGTTAGAATTAATAACCACTTCTATCGTCAAGGTGGAACAGGTCTATAATAGGAGATAAATAATGGCTATATCACGATCACAGCTAGTTAAAGAACTAGAGCCAGGATTGAATGCACTATTCGGCCTGGAATACAGTAGATACGAGAACGAGCATGCAGAAATCTTCATGACTGAAACTTCAGACAGAGCGTTTGAGGAAGAAGTTATGTTAACAGGATTTGCTGGTGCTGAAGTTAAACAAGAAGGTGCTCCAGTAGTATTTGATAATGCTTCTGAAGCGTATACTTCAAGATACACTCATGAAACAATCGCGTTAGCGTTTGCTATCACTGAGGAAGCTATCGAAGATAACCTTTACGACAGACTTGCATCTCGTTATACAAGAGCGTTAGCTAGATCAATGGCTAACACAAAACAAGTTAAAGCAGCAGCTGTACTAAACAATGGTTTTAGTTCAAGCTATACAGGAGGCGATGGAAAAGAGCTTTTAGCTACAGATCACCCTCTTGCTAATGGTGGTACGTTCTCTAACGAACTTGCTACTGCAGCTGACCTTAACGAAACGTCACTTGAGCAATCATTAATCGACATCGCAGCGTTTGTTGACGAAAGAGGATTAAGAATCGCTATCCAAGGTAGAAAATTGATAGTTCCAAAAGAATTACAATTTACTGCGGAAAGAATCTTAAAATCACCTTTAAGAGTCGGAACAGCTGACAACGACATTAATGCAATCAAGAATATGGGAATGATTCCAGAAGGTTATAGAGTTAACCACTTCTTAACTGATACTGATGCATTCTTCATTATTACTGATGCTCCAAATGGTCTAAAACACTTTGTAAGATCGCCAATTAAAACGGCAATCGAAGGTGATTTCGACACAGGTAACGTTAGATTCAAAGCTAGAGAAAGATACGTTTTCGGATGGTCTGACCCTAGAGGAATCTTCGGATCACCAGGAGCTGCATAATACGTTAATTAAGTAGTTTCATAAAAGGGGCTAGAGTTTACTCTGGCCCCTTTTTCTTTTATAATAATCAACACTATACATAACTTTCTGATCTAGACGCGTATAGTCGACGGCCTAGAGACTAGATTAGAATAACTAGGAGAATAACATGGCTTATACTACATTTAGTGGTCCAGTAACATCTTTAAATGGATTTATTGGTGGACCAAATACTAATGCACACACTGGAACTGCTGACACTCAACAAGGTGGCACAACTCCATTTTCTGCAACTAATACATCTACATTAACAAACGGAACAGATACTATTTATGCATCTGGAAATGTAGGAGTACTTATTTATGTTAACAAAGGTGCTAATGCTACAACATCAACTTATGCTTTTTCAGACGGAACTGATTGGTTGCAAATTAATAGCCCGACTACAAAAGTTAATATAGCTTAATTAATTTATTATAAGGAGCTCTTCGGAGCTCCTTAATAAAAGGAGAAAAAATGAAATCAGATGTAAAACCGGTCATATGCGCAAGTACTGAATCTAATAAAGTTTTATTTACAGGTCCTACAAGATTAAGAGGATTTATGATTCAATCTACTGGTGTTGCCGGAACAGCAATCATTAATGGATTAGCTAATGCTACAACTGTAAGTTCTTCAGTTAATACACAAGTTTATATTGCAGTATCTGTTGGAGCAGGTGGAACAGAAACTTTAAATATACCAGAAGATGGTGTTTTATATGCTGAAAGAAATGGCACAGGAATTATTGATGGTATTGGTGTAACTGCTAATACTAGTGCATTAAACGTAACTTTATTTATAGATAAATAAATGATTCAAGAAGATGTTCTTGATTATCAAGAGTCAGTAATGCAACTTGTTTCAGGGATGAAACGTGGTGGCGATGTAATGCCAGCCAGAAACAAAAAGAATTTTAGACCTACAGAAAAAGGTGCTGGAATGACGCGCGCGGGCGTGATGGCTTACAGAAGAGCAAATCCTGGTTCTAAGTTATCAACAGCTGTTACAGGTAAAGTTAAACCTGGAAGTAGAGCAGCGGCAAGAAGAAAATCTTATTGTGCTAGGTCAGCAGGTCAAATGAAAATGTTTCCAGGAGCAGCGAAGGATCCTAATTCAAGATTAAGACAAGCTAGACGTAGATGGAAATGTTAGGTAAAGTTCCATCTATAAATGGAAAAAAATAAATTATTAGTTCATAAACATTTAATTATCCGAGCGGAGGCAAAAAATCCTCCAATGGAAGAAAGTCTGCTTAGGCAATGGTTTCAAAAATTTATTCACGAAATTGGAATGAAAGTTATGATGGGTCCATATGTTAAATATTCTAATATGGTTGGTAATCGTGGTATTACTGGTGCTGCTATTATAGAAACATCACACATTGTTATGCATGTTTGGGACGAACCAGATCCAGCTTTATTACAGTTTGATGTTTACTCTTGTGGAGAATTTGATCCAGAAACAATTTGCAATAAAATTAAAAGAGATTTTAATACTACAAAAATAGAATATAAAT